CAACCTTTCGCGGAGGTTACATATGAAGAAAAGTACTGAAAATTCCACCCGACTGCCTAAAAAAGAGGCAGATGAGCCTAAAAAGAATGGCGGAGCAAGAGAGGGTTCTGGCAGAAAGCCATTTTTGCCAACAGATTCAGAGCGCAAACAAGTTGAGGCCATGTCTGGTTATGGTGTGCCATTTGAGCAGATTGCCGCTCTTGTTCGTGAGGGAATCGACATTGATACGCTACGAAAATACTTCAGCGCAGAATTGGTGAACGGCAAGGCCAAAGCGAACGCACAAATTGGCAAGGGCATATTCCAAAAAGCAATGGCTGGTGATACCACGGCACAGATTTGGTGGTCAAAGTGCCAGATGGGCTGGAAGGAAACCCACAAGCACGAACTTACAGGCGCTGATGGACAGCCGCTTGAATTCACCAAGATTGAACGTGTAATCGTCAAACATGCATAAAGTTTTGCAGCTTCAGACACCAGAATGGGCGCAGCCCTTGTTGGAGTCGGCACGCTACAAAGGCGCATGGGGTGGCCGAGGTTCCGGCAAGTCCCATATGTTTGCTGAGTTGATGATTGAGATGCACATCATGGATCAGAAGCGGCGCAGCGTTTGCGTGCGTGAAATCCAGAAATCCTTGAACCAATCGGTAAAGCGGCTGCTCGAGACCAAGATTGAGGCCATGAACGCTGGCGCTTACTTTGAAGTCCAGGATTCGGTTATCAAGTCCAAGAAGGGCGATGGAGCCATCATCTTTCAGGGTATGCAGAACCACACAGCCGACAGCATCAAGTCGCTGGAAGGCTACGACTGCGCTTGGGTGGAGGAGGCCCAAAGTCTGAGTCAATCCAGCCTTGACCTACTGAGGCCAACCATCCGCAAGCCTGACAGCGAACTGTGGTTTACGTGGAACCCTAGACAGCAAAGCGACCCTGTGGATTTCTTGTTAAGAGGCCCAGAGCCACCTGTAGATGCCAAGGTCATCAAGGTCAACTTTGGCGAAAACCCGTGGTTTCCACAAGTCCTCAAAGACGAAATGGAATACGACAAGCGGCGCGACCCTGACAAATACCAGCATGTTTGGATGGGTCAGTATCTGCGGAACAGCAACGCAAGGGTGTTCAAGAACTGGAAGATTGACGACTTTGAAGCACCGCCAGATGCCATCCACCGACTTGGCGCCGATTGGGGATTTTCGATTGACCCAACAGTGCTGGTGCGCTGCCACATCATTGGGCGCACTCTGTTCATTGACTATGAAGCCTACATGGTGGGGTGTGAAATCATCAACACGCCCGAGCTGTTCATGCAAGTGCCTGAGAGCGAACGCTGGCCCATCGTGGCTGATTCAGCCAGGCCCGAGACCATCAGCCACATGAAGCGCAACGGCTTTCCCAAGATCATGACCGCAGTCAAAGGCCCAAAGTCGGTAGAGGAAGGCATCGAATTCTTGAAGAACTACGACATCGTGGTTCACCCTCGCTGTATACACACCATTGACGAACTGAGCCTGTACAGCTACAAGTCAGACCCGCTGACGGGTAGAATCCTACCCGTGCTGGAGGACAAGAAGAACCATGTGATTGACGCACTGCGATATGCTTGCGAGGGTGTCAGGCGTGCAGCAGTGACCAAGACGATCAACTTCACGCCATTGCCGACCATAAACAAATGGTAGAAAATTGGTTAACAAAGGACAATCATGGCAAGAATCTCAAACGACCAACGGCTTTCGAATCTACACACCGAAGCCCTGCGCCAGTTCAATGACATCCAGACTGCGCTGCGTGACGAGCGCCTACAGTGCTTGCAAGACAGGCGCTTTTACTCCCTGTGCGGCGCTCAGTGGGAAGGCCCACTGTGGGATCAGTACGAGAACAAGCCCAAGTTTGAGGTCAACAAGATCATGCTGGCGGTCATTCGCATCGTCAACGAATACCGCAACAACCGCATCACAGTGGACTACGTGTCCAAAGATGGCACAGACAATGCAAGGCTGGCAGAAGTCTGCGATGGCCTGTATCGTGCTGACGAACAAGCATCTGTGGCTGATGAAGCCTATGACAACGCTTTTGAGGAAGCCGTGGGCGGCGGCATTGGCGCATGGCGGCTGCGGACAGTCTACGAAGACGAAGAGAATGACGAGGATGACCGACAGCGCATCCGCATGGAGCCAATCTTTGATGCTGACAGCTCGGTGTTCTTTGACCTGAACGCCAAGCGCCAGGACAAGTCGGACGCTAAATATGCTTTCGTGGTCACCAGCATGACCCGTGAGAGCTACAAAGAAACCTACAACGATGACCCAACGGACTGGCCCAAGATCATCCATCAATACGAATTCGATTGGGCAACGCCTGATGTCGTGTTTGTGGCTGAGTATTACAAAGTCGAGGAAAAGACCGAGACAATCCGCATCTTTGAGGCCATTGACGGGACTGAGGAACGCTACACAGCCAAAGACTTTGAGAACGATGAAACGCTTGAAGAAACCCTGATGGCCATCGGCACACGGGAAGTTCGGCAGAAGCGGGTCAAGCGTATGCGTGTCCGCAAATACATCATGTCGGGCGGCAAGGTGCTGGAGGATGCTGGTTACATCGCTGGCAAGTGCATCCCGATTGTGGTGGTGTACGGCAAACGCTGGTTCGTGGACAACATCGAACGCTGCATGGGCGCTGTCAGATTGGCGAAAGATGCCCAACGCCTAAAGAATATGCAACTGTCCAAGCTGGGCGAAATCTCAGCCTTGTCCAGCATTGAGAAGCCAATCATGACACCCGAGCAAGTGGCGGGTCATCAGCTTATGTGGGCAGAAGACAACCTACGTGATTATCCGTATCTGCTAATTAACCCTATAACTGGGCCTGATGGCAATACCCAAGCGGCTGGCCCATTGGCTTACACCAAGTCGGCATCCATTCCCCCGGCTATGGCTGCACTGTTGCAGATCACCGAACAGGATATGCAAGACATCCTGGGCAACCCGCAAGGCGCTGACAAGATCGTTTCTGGCGTGTCTGGTAAGGCCGTGGAGATGATCCAAACCCGTGTGGATATGCAAACGTTCATCTACATGAGCAACTTTGCCAAGGGGATGAAGCGATGCGGCGAGATCTGGTTAAGCATGGCTCGGGACATCTACACCGAAGACAAGCGCAAGATGAAAACCATTGCACCAACTGGTGAGTCCAGCGTGGTAGAGCTGATGAAGCCCATGATTGACACCGAAACGGGTGCGATGGTCATGGAAAACGATCTCAGCACCGCCACCTTTGATGTGGTTGCCGAAGTTGGCCCATCCAGCAGCAGCAAACGAGCAGCCACTGTACGGGCATTGACCGGAATGCTTCAGATCACCACCGACCCAGAGACAGCGCAAGTGCTGACCGCAATGGCGATGATGAACATGGAGGGCGAGGGCGTGGGTGATGCCAATGCTTACTTCCGCAAGAAGTTGCTCCGCATGGGTGTTGTCCAGCCCACCGATGACGAAGCCCAGGAACTCATGGCTGAGATGCAAGGCAAGCCGCAAGACCCGAACGCTATGTACCTCCAGGCAGCAGCCGAGGGTGAACTGGCTAAAGCAGCCAAGGCCCGTGCTGATACTGTGGAGACCGTGGCAAGTGCCGAGTTGAAGCGTGCTCAGACACTGGAGACATTGGGCAAAGTCGATGAAACCGCACAAAACATGGCCTTGACAAACGCCGAGGCCGTCCAGGAGATATTGCGTGGACAAATTGTGCAGCCTGTTGTCAGATAATAAAAAACAAGCGAGAATGTAATTAACGGATGCCACCCACCGTTTTTAATGGGTGAGTTTAATGGGGTCAAAAGATGAACGAAAAGGCAGTAATTGAGGACGATGAAACCTTTGTAGAGGAAGAAGTCGAGGAAGTCACGGAAATCGTTGATGACCAAGAAGAACCCGAGGAAGTAGTTGTCAGCATTGGAGAGGAAGCGCCACCTCCCGAAGAGCATACTCCAGCACCTGAATGGGTACGAGAGTTGCGAAAGACAAACCGTGAGTTGCAACGCCAGAACCGTGAACTACAAAGCAAGCTGCAAGTCCAGCCAACTGAGATCAAGCCAGTTGCCATTGGAGCCAAGCCCAAGCTAGAAGACCACGATTATGACGCTGACAAATACGAAGAAGCACTGACTGGTTGGTTTGAGCGCAAGCGACAAGCCGATGATGTTAACGCCAAGCAACAAGCTGAAGTTATGAATCAGCAGAAAGCCTGGCAAGCCAAGCTGGATGGCTACGGCAAAGCGAAAGCAGAGCTGCGAGTCAGGGATTACGAAGATGCCGAGGCCGTGGCCCAGGAAGTCTTTTCGATCACACAGCAAGGCGTGATTCTTCAAGGGGCTGAAAACCCCGCACTGGTTGTCTATGCACTTGGTAAGAACCCGAAGAAGGCCAAGGAGTTGGCTGAAGTCTCAGACCCCGTAAAGTTTGCTTTTGCGGTCGCCAAACTGGAGAAAGAATTGAAAGTTACAAACCGCAGAGCAGCACCCGCACCAGAGCGAATCGTCTCGGGAACTGGACGATCATCAGGTGCGGTGGACTCAACCCTCGAACGGCTGCGCGAAGATGCGGCTCGTACTGGCAACATGACGAAAGTCATCCAGTACAAGGCGCAGAAACGATCAGCATCCAAGTAATTTTTTTTAGGAGCTTATTATGAGCAATAGTTTTTCAAAAGAGGAGCGCGTTGCCTTCGAGGACATCCTCGAAGGCTTTAACGATGCTCTGGTACTGTCCCGCAACGTGTCTATCTACAACACAGATGGCTCAATGATGGAGCGCACCAACAACGTGATTTACCGCCCCCAGCCTTACATTGCCCAAAGCTATGATGGCATGGATCAGACCGGCAACTTCACGGCTTACACCCAGCTTGCAGTTCCTGCAACGCTCGGCTTCCAGAAGTCCGTGCCGTTCATTTTGGACGCACTTGAGCTGCGTGATGCACTGCAAGAAGGTCGTCTGGGCGAAGCTGCCAAGCAGAAGCTGGCATCTGACATCAACATCGCCATCATGAACGTGGCCGCAGCCCAAGGCTCGCTGGTTGTGACCGTGAACACTGCCGCTGGTGATTATGACGATGTGGCCTTGTGCGACAGCATCATGAACGAGCAGGGTGTTCAAGCCTTTGATCGTTACATGGCTCTGTCGTCACGCGACTACAACGGCATCGCTGGCAACATCGCTGGTGGAGCTACTGGTGGTGGTGCATCTCGCAGTTTCTCTGGCACTAAGTCCAACACCGCGTTTGAGCGTTCTTTTGTGGGCATGGTTGCAGGTTTTGAGACCTACAAACTTGACTACGCAAACCGCTTGACCGGCGCGACTGGTGCTGACCCAACGATGAGCACTCTGGCTGCTGCTAATAACTATTACGTTCCACAAGCTACACAAACTGCTGTGACTGGTGAGACACAGAACGTTGACAACCGCTTCCAGACCATCACCGTGTCCAGCACCACCGACTTGCCAGCAGGCTCGGCGATTGAAATCACGGGTGTTGAGGCTTGCCATCACATCACTAAGCAGGGTACTGGTTTTTCCAAGACCTTCCGCGTGGTGAGCGTGACCAATGCAACCACTTGCGTTATCACACCTCCAATCATTTCCGCACAAGGTGGAACTGATGCAGAGCTGCAGTACCAAAACTGCATCGTGACTGCTGCTGCTGGTCGCACCATCAACCGCCTGAACACCACGACTGCACCTATCAACTGCTTCTGGCAGAAAGATGCGCTGGAGATTCTGCCAGGCCGTTACGCTGTGCCTTCGGACGCTGGTGTCGCAGTGATGCGTGCCTCCACCGATCAAGGCATCGAGCTGGTCATGCAAAAGCAGTATGACGTTAACACCATGAAGACCAAGTATCGCCTCGATACCTTGTTTGGCGTGGTCAATAAGCAGCCAGAAATGTCTGGCATTTTGCTGTTCGGTCAAGTCTAAGGAGCCACATCATGAGCTATAACGTAATTTTTACCCAGGGCACAGCCACTGTTACTGTGCCTGCTGGCTCGAAGATCGCTGTTGAAGCCTACTCGCCAGCAAGTGTGTTTCAACAAGTTGGTTTCCCCAACTTTCCTGATTCACAAGACCTGCTGACCGTCGTCGACAACACCACTTATGTATCGCCCGCATTTACCAATGCGACCAACGTGACTATTGAAACCGGTGCATCGGGGGCTTTTTATAGCATTGGCACAGCACCACAAGTCGGGAATGGCGGCAACTGGCAGATTCAACCTGCTCCTGCCAATATTGCTGATGGCGCATCAATGGTTATGACTGCGGCTGATTTGTTGACTAGCATTATCACGGCAACGCCAACGACAGGACGCAGCATTCAGTTGCCAACTGCAGCTTCACTTGAAGCGGCTACCGTGTTTGCTATTGATGATTCATTCGACTTTAGCCTTATTACTTTGGCTGCGTTTGCTTTGACCATAACGGTCAACACAGGAGTGACCATCGTGGGCGGTGCTGCGACAGGTGCAGGCTCTGGTGCTGCGGCACGTTTCCGCATCCGCAAGACTGCTGCAAACACATTCATTGTGTACCGCATCATGTAATTGAAACAGACAGGCCAGCAGAAATGTTGGCCTGTTCTACTTAGGAGCGCATCATGCCAATGAAAAAAGGTTACTCAGATAAGACGGTTTCCAAGAATATTGCTATGGAAATGAAAGCTGGCAAGCCCCAAAAGCAAGCCGTGGCAATGGCACTTGGCATGGCAAGCAAGTCGGCAAAAGCCGCTGGCAAGCCTGGCAAAGCACCAATGAAAAAATGATAAAGTCAGCCGCAATCGTTAAGACCAAGACTCTCGCCCCGTGGCGGGAGTTGCGGCTGCAAAAGCGCAAGCACAAAAAAGCGCAAGCCCTTGAGCGCAAGGCCATGAAGGTCTACTATCCATCACACATTGATGCTGTTGTTCAGCAAGTGGAGATTGTTGAAGTGGGCGAGCCAACACGTGATGAGATGCTTGAGCAAGCTGATAAAATCGGCCTCAAAGTGGACAAACGTTGGTCAGATGAAACGCTGCTCAACCGCATCAATCAGGCTATGGAGGCCGCATCATGGGATACAGCAAACGCCAGTTCGTAAGCGCCGCCCTTGAGGAAATCGGCCTGGCCTCTTACACCTTCGATATGCAGCCCCAGCAGCTCGAGGCAGCACTACGGCGGCTGGATGCAATGATGGCAGACTGGAACGCAAAGGGTATCCGCTTGGGCTACCCGATACCCTCCAGCCCACAAGACAGCGATCTAGATGAGCAGACAAATGTGCCCGACTCAGCGTATGAGGCCATCATCTGCAGCCTGGGCATCAGGCTTGCCCCGAGTTATGGCAAGCAAGTGATGATTGAGACCAAGACCACTGCCAAGCAGGGTTACGACATCTTGCTGCAGCGTGCGACATTCCCGCTAGAAAAGCAACTTCCAGCAACCACACCGGCTGGCGCTGGCAATAAGCCCTGGCGTGTGTACGACAACCCGTTTGTGCGCCCACCGTATAGCCCTGTTGATGCTGGCCCAGATGGGCCAATCGAATATTACTGAGGATCACCATGCCGACAATCAATCAACTGCCAGTTCTGAGTCCCATCTCCAGTGGCGATCAGTTGCCCGTTTACTCGCCAAATAATGGGGATGCTCGCAGAACCTCGATTGGTTCTTTATTGACGTTCTTTCAGCAGAGTTTTGCATCGCCTACGCTGGCGGTGAATCTTTACGTGCCAGGCTCTGGGTTCAACATCACAGTGCCGACTCCAGTCAGCAATGACCAGTGGATGCTGTTGCAGCC